CCCAACTACTTTAGGAGAATGCTATTATGGCACAAGTCACTTACAGAGGTGTTAAGTACGACACCAACAATCGTCCATCTAAGGACGTTAAGGCAGAAAAAACACAACTCGTTTACAGAGGAGTCGTTGTAAAGTCCTAACACCTATACAGGTAAAACGTTGCCCTTGCTACATATAGTAGTTAAGGGCATTTTTTTATGCAGAGAACTCGGTTAAAAGAATTAATTACACAACTCGAAGATCTCCTGACAGAATTGAAAGTAGAAGTCTACGCTGATGCAAATGCATATATTGACAGCGATGGTGAACAATGGTATAGTGGTGAAGACGATGACGGATATCCCGACTGAATATGAAAACCCATGGGTCTACAAAGACACACCTTTTACTTCTGACGATATTGGCGACTTCTTCGGTTTTGTCTACAG